AGGTACCCAGTTGTCTTGGTCTGTTGGGTCGATTCCCCGGTCGACTTCAATCTTGTGATCTACCTGGGTGGCTTTTGCTCGGCGGCACCAGTGGCATACGTCGTGCGCCGCGAGGAACTCGAGTCTGGCCGCCTTGTAGGCCGCCGTATCGAGGTCGGGCCGCCTGTGTTTACCCACGGCTTATCCCGTCGCCTTTGCAGTCTGGGCAGAATGACGGTTGTCCCATGAAGCCTTCTGCAATCCAGCCGTTGCCGTAGCAATATCCACACAGTTTAGGTTCACTACCTAAGACACTCTCTGATTCTTTATCAGTATTTAGTAATAGTTCTTCTTTAGACGCCTGGTTATCCGTCGTCGGTTTTTCAGGCGTCGGTTCGGTCGGTTTTCCACTGATTTTCCCCAGGATGTTGACATAGCGGGGGGCGTCGTGAAAGTGCAGTTCGGTTGCGTATGTCCCGTCTTCATTTCGGGCTTTGACCCGTCGTGCGTATCCTGCGGCAATCAGTTCGTTGATCGCGGTTCGCAGTGCGTCGCGGCCCTCGAGGCCTTGCCGGGCCAGTGTGGTTGCGTTTGTGCGCCAATTGTCGGGCATCGATAGGACGTATGCCAGAACGCCCCGGGCACGGTAGGACAGATGCGGGTCACGCAGCGCCCTATTGGGCAGGATTGTGAAGTCGCGTTCAATTCTTGGGCTTCGGACGATAGTCATAGTCGGGGCTTCCTTTCAGGGTTGTGATCTTGCGTAGTTGTGTTCTGCCGACCCGCCAGGCCGCTTGGTGGCCGCCGGGGTTCCATTCGTGTTGGGGTTGCCGTACTTCCCAGCCGTAAGCCCAACCCCAAATGATTGCGTATGGGTCGTCGATCTGGATGAAAACGTATTTGCGGTCGGTGTGGTCGCTTTCTCGGATGATTAGGCCGCCTGACGGGTGCGCGGTGGCCCGTATTTCCACGTTTCCGTCGTCGGGTATGTCGTGGAATTCGTTCAGTGGGCTGTGGTACAGCCGCCCGTTATGGTGCGCCCATACGATTTCGCCGAGCGCCCCGATGATTTCGTCTTGGAATCGTTCCGGGTTGGATCGCCAATGGTTCGCAATTTTTAGGCCGAGGCGGCGTGATTCCTGTTGCCGGATAGTCGCCACCTGGTATGCCAACCGTTTTTCGCCGTCAGTTATTTGATGCTTGTGCACGGTTCCCCTTTCGTGCGATCCTGATTGGTTCCCATTCGGTGCATGTCAAGCCCTGTTCGTGGATCGCGTCCAGGTCTAAAACGCAGATTTGGGCTATCCAGCGGTAAAACTCGCAACTGCGGCATTCGTGGTTGTCAAGCGGGTTTTTCGACACCGAGAAACCGCCTTTGGATGAAGGGCCAATCGTCGGGCCGCCAGACGTAACATTCGGCCCCGGTGGCGTCGATTGTGCGCAGCCAATCGATCTGGTCGTCCTCGAGGCGGCCTTTTTGGGCTTTGAGTTCGGCGAAGATTAGGCCGCGTTCCTTGTGGGCCAGTACCAGGTCAGGAAACCCGGTGTGGCCTTGAACGTGGGTCATCCAACGCCCGTTGGCGGTCATGCCTGGCCGGACGTGGTGCACTTTCCAGCCGTACAGGATCGCCATTGCGATCACCTGGTTTTGAAATTGTCGTTCGTTCACGGTGTCTCCGGCGGCGTTGCCATTTTTAGCCATTTGTCGCGGCTGACGGGTTCGATTGGGCCGCCGTCGCGTCCAGCCGATTCGAGATAGGCCGCCAACCAGGTTGCCGTCAAAAGGTTTTTCAGGCATTCGCGCTCGAGTTGGTCAATTCGTTCGTATGCGTCGGATAGTTGTTCGCCGCATTCACCGAGCAAACGGCGCTGTACGTCGTGCAGGTTGCCGGATACGGGTTTCAGGATTGCGTCGACGACTTGTCGGGTTGCTTCCAGTTGTGGGTCATTCATAACGGTTTTCCTTTCGTGCGCGGCGTTGTGCTCGGCGCAATTCTTTGTCTTGGTACCAGGCGTCAAACGCATTGACGAAAAACCATGCGAAAGCGGCCGCAATGGCCGCCATGATCAGATTCACGATCAGATTTTTCATGACTGTTTTTTCATTCCTTTCAGCATGGTGATCAATTCTTGGGCTTCGGTGAATGACACTTCGTCCAGGGACATTCCGAGGGCGTAACCGCGTTCCTGGGCCATTGTGTTGATCAGGGTTTTTTGGCCTTGTGTGGCTTTCCCTGTTCCCGAGGCATCCTTAGCCGACCCGACCGCTGTTCGCGGCTCTCCGGGCTTTGTAGGGGTTGTGACGGGCTGTTTGTGGCCGCCCATGCGGACAACTTTGCCCATTTCTTCGCGTGATGCCCGTTTCGCGGGGTCTGACCCAGCAAACCCGGCGTTGGCCAGGGCGCGGCCGACCGCCGACGTTTCGCAGTTTTCAACGTGGCTGGTTGCGTTGACGCCGCGTTCGGTTGCGTGTTCCTCGGCCCACCCGGTAGCGACCAGCAAATCGCGGCCGTTTTGGTCGACGGTATGCAATTCGGCTTTGAATACGCACCAGCCGTCGCCCCGGTGCGTCAGTTCGGTGACGACTCGCGGCGTTTCATGATGCTTTGTTACGTCCTCGAGCCATTTGGCTAGACGGGCCGCTACGGGTTCGTAGTCATTTAGGTTGAAAGTCATTTGTCGGGGCTTCTTTCTATTATTGGGTTGTGACTGATGATCTGGTTCCCCACGGCCGCCACCCGTAGATTTTCCAAAGTTCTAAACCAACTTTCAGGTTTCGCCGTGGGTTGGTTAGATCGGTTCGGTTGCGGATATACCCGTTTCGGGTTGCCCAACCGACGTTTGATCCGTTGATTTGAAGTAGGCCGTAAGACCCGCCCCAGGGATCGGCGGCATTATGCGCCGTGGGTGTGCACCTCGATTCGCGCCACATAATCCGGGCCAGGTTGGCGCGTTCGGATTTGGGCCAACCGACCTGCCGTGCAAGGTTGACGTACCGGGCGCAGTCATGGCCGACGGCGGCCTGAACGGGGTTTGGGTTGTATGCGGCGATGATTAGCACGGCTGCCGCAAAACGCCTAACGGCGTCCCCAATGGTAATGGGACATGATTTCTCCTTTAGTCGGGATCGGGAGTTCTCCCAATCACCTTAGCGGGGGAGTGTGCGCTATTGGGGGATTACCCGCAGTATTGCCAATGCCAGGCTTCAAACTCGGGGGACGACGGGTCGTCGGACTGCAGATAGAACCCGAACGCGGGTGCGTTTGCGCACAACCAGTCGAGCACTTTTGCCGTTGTCACGTCCAGGTCGATTGCCAGGCCTAGCCCGTGGTTGCTTTTGCCCGGTGTCGAGCATGGCGACATGCCAGGCTTGAGATACCAGGTCGCGCCGTCATAGGTGCGGGTTACTTGCGGTTTGCGGCCCTGATCCGTTTTGGAATAGCGCTGCATAAAAAGGCCGTATTGCGCATCAAACGATCGATAGTCGCCAACGTTACGCAGTTTGATCCCCGACTGGATCGCCAGGTCAAACATACGGTTGAAGGCTTCGGCCGCGTCGACGTACATTTGGCCGCCGCATTTGACCGGGGCCAGGATTTTGCCGGACAGTTTGCCGTTCGGGACGGCCGCCAATGGCGCTGGGATAACTAGTTTTTTGTACGGGTATTTCGAAGCCTTTTTGGGCTTTTCGGCTAGTGCTGCCGTTTCGGTTTTTGGGGCCGCTTTTTTGGCGGCTTTCTTTGTGGCCATTGGTCAGTCTCCGATCAGTACGGTAACGGTTTCGGTTTGTCCGGCCGCCGCGATTGCCCACAATTCGTCATTTTTGGCAAGTGTAATTGTGACAATTCCTGCGTTTTTGTCGACGTAAAGCCCAGTTGTCGACGTGACGTTGCTTTTGCCCAGGTAAACGACCTGGTTGCCGACAACGTGCACATAGGCTTTTTTCATGCCGACTGTCGATTCGGCAATCTTGACGGCGGTTCCGTCAACGCTGTATTGGGCGCTCGAGATCATGCGTCGGGGATCCCGTCGCCGTCAGAATCTTTTTTGCCACTGGTTGAAATCATGACGCCTGAAAGTGTGCCGGACAAGAAAAGCACAATGGGGCTGATCAGGTTCAGCAATTCTTTGTCTGTTTCTGGCATGGTTGGGCCTTGCGGGATAAACAAAAGATTGATAAATACCGCGACCATTGTCAAGACAAGGGTTCCGGCCAGGGTGATCCCGACCCAAAAACGTAGCCGGGCGTTGAGTTGTTCGGGCGTGTAGGGCGCTCGAGTCGGTCTGATTTTTTCTAGCATGTCGCCGCCTGGTTCCTTTCGGGAAGGGTCGTCATGTCGGGATTGGTTGGGGTCTGTATCAATGCCCTGTTTTTGGTTCTGATCACGGTAGTTGTTGGGCAATCAATCCAAATTTTGTTGTTGCAGCCGCTAACTAGCACGGTGATTAGCGCCGCCACGATGGCGACGCGGATTCTCATTCTGTCGCAGTCTCCTCTTCCCATGCCCAGTTTGGCATTGGTTCGCTAGGCGCAGATTCGCCGGGGTCAACTTGTTGTGTGACAATTTCGCCGTTTTCGTCGACTGTTTGTCGTTGGTGGTTGTGATCAGGATTTGCGGTAGCCATAGATCCAGTAACTTCCAATGATTGTGTTTGCGTCAGGGTAAATCTGAAAACCTGTGTATTGGTTTGCGCTGTTTTTGTAGCCCATGTATTGCTGACTGAACGCCCAACTGCCACTGTTGAAACCGTTCATCATGTGTTGATAGCCCGTTTCGGTAGCCAGATTTGGGCTGAGAAAATCGCACGTCCAATACGAATAATCGACCGATGCGCCGAACGCGTAGCCGATGTACGCACGTGTTTGGTTGTATTCGCTGATGCCTGACAACGTTGCGCCTGACGCTGAATAGCCGGAACCGCTGTACGCCGCGTCCGTGTTCAATGTGTTCGTGCCCGTGTAAAACCGCAATAGCACGTTGGCGTTACCGTTTCCTTGCCATTTGATTTGCACACGGTAGTTGTCGTATGTGCTATTGAAAATCCCTGTCAGTGCCAATGGTGCCGCGGCCGTCACGCCCGTGAACGTTCCTTGGCTAATCCAGACAAGGCCGCCGTTGTTTAGGTACGTGTTGGTGTCGGCTGCGGTGAGGACTTCGCCGGTGGTGAATGTTTTGACTGCCATTAGAACCCCAATGCGTTGTAATCAAGCCGTCCGAGAACGGCATCGTCAAGTGTGAGAAAAGCGTAGGCCGTGGCGGGGGATAGCCGGGCGGTGATCGTTGTCTGGCTTGGCGTTGCGTTGAACGTCAAACCTTCAAGAACGCAGTTGTAATTAGTCCCCCGAAGTCGAACCGTAATCTGTTGACCAAGTACCAGGTACGCCAACGGTGTGGCGGCCGTCCAGCCTTTGACGTTCGTTGTAATCGTATTTGGGGCCGCCGCAGATTGGTTGAGTACTACGTTCAGGTATCCGGCAAGGTCAGCGGCCTGAATTGTCGTTTGGTCGTAACTGTCAACCGCGAATGATCTGCCAAGCGTTCCGGCGGTCTGACTTGCTAACCCCGCTGGGTTGACCACGGTTCCGTCGACGTAATCTTCGGCAAGTGACGCAAACGCAATTTTGGAATACGGCAGTTTGTATGTCGTCGTTGCGGTGTCGTCGTCGGTAAACGTAATGAATGGGCCATTTGTTGACGTGCCGCGTTGAAACGCTACGATTGAGTTTTCAAAGTCGTAGTCGGCAATATAAGCCTGTTCGGTTTGTGCCAGTTTTTGAAAATACGGAATAGGGTTTTCGTCGGAAATTGTAAATCCGCTAACAAAACTGGCGCCAAGTCCCGTTACTTGTGAAACGTTCACTGGGGCATCGGTAAGCAAAATTTGCATTGCGTAGATGGTTTCGTCTCCGGCCGTGATTGTGGCGGATACGTTTGAACGTCCAGCGGTGGCCAACGCGCCTTCGCAGGTAATTTCCCAAGTATCGCCGTTGGTCACAAAGTCGTATTCGATCTTTATGTCGGCCACACGGAACCAATAGTCGTATGAAACGCTTGTGTTATTGATTTTTATAAAATCGTTGATTGCCAGACTAGGCAAACTGCCGGGGTCGCGGCCGTTGATAATGGCGGTGCTAGGCCGCCATTGATCGGTCACTTTGTTTCGGCCCATTTGCATTACGAGGGATTGCACGTCGTTTATTTGGGTGTAAGTGCCGCCCTCGGTAGTTGATCGGTATACGCGCCAGATTAGGTCTGTCATCAGGCGGCCGTTCGAATCGGCACGACGCCATTTTGGAACATATAGCGACGTAGCGCGTCGACGACGGATTGTGGGTCGCCGCCGTTGACGTTGATTACGACATTTGTTGCGCCCATGCCGCCGCCACGGGACAGGGGCACGACGGCTTCCGGGCCACGTTCGCCGATCAGTGCCAGGGTTGGCCGCCGAACGATGCCGCCTTCGGCAAGTTCAGGAATGTTTGGCACGTCAAAACCTTTGCCGCCCAGGCCGGGAACCCACGACGGGATTTTGAACGACAGTTTGCCGATCGTGTTATTCCAGGCTTTCGCAATCGTGTTGAACATGGTTTTGTAGATCGTGAGATAGGCGCTAACGGCGGTTTTGATTGCGTCGACCGTGCCCGTGAATGCGGCTTTTAGTGCGCGGCCGATCGAATCGACAATCTCCCGGAACGGTTCGAATTTCTTGTACGCCGCGACAACCGCGACGCCGATTGCGACGATTGCGGCAGTGGCCAAAACCCACGGGGAAGCGGCCATAGCCAGATTGAACGCTTTTTGGGCGACCGTGGCCGCCGTGGTGATAACTGTCCAGGCTTTCATCGCGGTATTTACGATCAGGACGGCCGCCGCGATACCGCCGAACGCGACGCCCAGGGCCACTACAAGGTCTGTATTTTCGCTAACCCATTTGGCGGCGTCCTCAAGCACGGGCAGCAATTTTTCGATGATTGGGAGTAGCGCGGCGCCGATTGATTCTTGGGTTTCGCCGATCGCCACTGACATTCGTTTGAAACGACCTTCGGCAGTGTTCGCGGCTTCGGACGCGGCCCCGCCAAACGTTTCGGCCATGATCGCGCCAATTTCGTTGAATGACGCGCCTTCCTTGACCAAGCCGCGCATTGACGGATCGAGTTTGGCCAGGGCGGTTGTCTGGCCGTTATAGGCTTTTGACAAGGCTTCCGAAACGCTGGAAAGGTCTTTCCCGGTGGCGGCCGAAATGTCCAGCGCCAAATTCAGGTTTTGTTGCGCTAGTTCGGCGCTACCCATGCCACGGGCTAGGGTCGCCAACGCTGTACGAAGGTCGGTGTCGGCGACGCCTGTTGCCAATGTCATTTGACCGATCAGGTCTTCGGTCGATTTCACCTGGGCGTCGGTTGCCTTAGTCGAAATTTTCAACTGTCGGGCAAGTTCCGCAGACGATTTTTCGTCTTCCATTGCGGCTTTGGCGGCTTGAAACCCGGCTACTGCCAGGCCGCCAAGCGCGGCCGCTGCGGGTATCGCGGCTTTCTTGATCGCAAACTGGGCTTTTTCCCCGGCCGTTTCAAGTTGTTTGAATTCTTTTACGGCTTTATTTATGCCCGTGCCGTCAAACTCGGTGATCAGCGGGATTTTGATTGCCATTAGCCAACTTCCTTTGCTACTTGGCGCATCACGTCATTGACGGCCGCTGACATTTCGCGTTGCACGGCATCCAGGTTGGCTTCGGCGCTCGGCCACATGACGCGGGAAGGCCGCCCGTATTGATCGAGACGCTGCCCGAGGGCGTTGGATGATTTCTTCCCGGCCATGTCGATCACGGATGCGGCTGGGTCTTTCTGAGTGACCGCTATAACGCTGTGTGCGCCGCGTCGGGTGTCGACCTTTGCCTGTACGCCCGATCGGGCTTTTTTCGCGTTATACGGGAAGATAGACCTGCCTTTGGGCGCCCATTTGCGATCCATGCCTGACAGGTACCGTTCAGGGTACGCGGATTGCGCGGCCCGGACGATCGGCCCGGCAATTTCTTTGACTTGGCGGGTGAATTCTTTACGCAGGTCGGGGTCGATTTTGCGTAGGGCTTTGATCGCGTCAGACGCCCCGACAAACTCGGTTCGTACTGTTGCGGTCATTTCTTGCCCTTTCTTTGCTTATTGATTACGTCGATTGCTGTTGCTAGATCGGCGGCGGTGAATTCTATTTCCGGCGGCCAGTACCCAGTTTCGACTAGCAGTTCCGCTAGGCCTCGAGAGTAGGTGCCGCTTGGGAAGGGTTTGTGTCGTCCTCGCCGATTACATCCAGTCGGATGATCTTTTTGGCGTAGTCGTCAAATACTGCCGGGACAACAATCCCAGCGGTTTTAGACGCTTCGTAAGCCAGGTATGCGAGGTCTTCGGCGCCGATGCTTTGCGCCAGTTCCCCGGCGCGACGCTTGTAACGCCGTTCCCATTGCATGACGTTGAAAAGGTTTGTGACGACAATTTTTGCGCCTTCGCCTGTATCTACGCTGATTCTGATTTGCATTTGTTCTCCCTTTGCACGGTTGGGGGTGAATGTTTACGGGGTTACGTCACGAACCCAGGTTCCGCCTTCGAACGAAAGTTCCATGACCTGAATCTCGCCGTAGTTCCAGACCAGCGGTTCGGTGTTGATCATGGTATTTGAGATCGTCCACTCTGGATTGTTTGCCGCGACCGCGCCGGACGCCTTTTTGACAACGATTGTGGTCGTGCCGTCGCCCAGGGCGTCGGCGATCTTGCCTTCGACCTCGGTTGCGCCGTAAGAGACGTAAAGGGTAATTGACCCGGACACTGTTTGAAGGCCCGGTGCCATAAGGTGCCCAGAATCGGCAAAACTGGTGATCTCGAGCGAGTCGTAACCAAGTTCCAACGAAACTGCCTGGCACTGCGCCGTGAAATCGGTTCCGGCAATTGTGACCTGCGGCTGGGACAGGTAGACGGATGCTGCCATTTGTATTCCTTCCTAGTTGCGTCGGGTTGAAATGCCGACGGTTAGTTCGTATGCGGGTATATCTTGGCCGCCAACGGAAACGATCGTGGGACGCCCGTCAAGCACGGAAATAGGCGAATTCATGATCGTATCGGCGGTCGTTATTAGGTAGTCCTCGGCGTCTTGGTTGCCGGGTGGCGC